TTGTTTTGGCTATTACGGTTTTCCCAGCTGGAATTGATTTTCCATTTACAATGACTGGATTTCCATTTCCAGACAAACTATTATGTATTTTTTTTGACCCACTTGCTATGTCTAAACCTATATTTGTTGTCCCACTTTTATTTATTATTTGTATTAAGTCTTTATTTGAATCATTTATATTGTAAGAGTTTGTATTTATCACATTCTCAATTAAATTGTTATTGTTAAAAAATGACTGTAATATTTTATCACCATCAAAACCAATAACAAAAATTTTTGTGTTTAAAATCAACCTGTTATCGTTATTGCTTATGTTTAATAACGCTGAAGTGTCATTGTAATTTATTTTTTTGTTATCAACACTTTTAGTTCCTGTTATACTGAAACCCACATTATCATATCCTGGTAGTATTGAATTTCGGCCATTTCGTATATATCTTTTAAATAAACTTGAAAATTGGTCGATATAATCGAAACCATTATCATATTCTCCATTACCAATATGAGGATTGTTGCCATAAGATATTTCATTTACATATGTGTTACCAGAAATGTCAGCGTGGACACCACCAGTTTCTCTATACCAATTACCTTTTTGTTGAAAATAATATGTTGACGAATTAGGCATTGGCATTGGGTAGCCAATTGTGTTCGCTGTAATGTCAAAAACATTACTATCTTCAATACATATTCCAGTATTACCGTCACCATAAGTATCACCGCTTACGATATAATTTTCACTACCACTTGTTGGGCATTTTACAAATATACCAATGTTTGTATTGTTAAATAAACTCTGGTCAAATGAATACTCAAATTCTGGTTTTCCATCAGCAATGCTCATGTTTTCTGGGTATATTTGATAGTTTAAAGACGCTATGTTCTTTAATGTATCCCCAGTTATAAAATTATCAACAGCTTGAATATATTCTCTTGTTTCATACCAATTATTATCAATGCCTAATACTCCTAATATTTTTCTTATTGATTTGTTTGTACCTTTTGACCTGAAAATATTTTTAGAATTCAGGATGATATTTTTCATTACGTGGTTATCCACTTCTTGAACAGAATAGGTCTTGTTCGTACTTGGGAATAAACTTGGTGATGTTATGGTGTCAACACCTATTTGAGCTGACAATGCGAAAGAATCCCAACCAGATGTTTCTATTCTTCCAGTTAAATAATCTGAAGGTAGGTTGTTTTTCCCATCGTAGCTTATTGTATTTGCATATGATATGCCTTCTATGTAATTTTTAAGTTCGTCAAAAGACCTTCCGTATAATCTTAATAAACTTTGAACTTTTGTTCCACCTATCAATATGTCTTCTAAATCATCTTCATTTATTTCACGAGTGTAAGTTGAGTCTAAATTTTTAATTGTATCATGAGTTAACATTCTATATAGATTATCCGAATATAATTCATCAATAAAATTGGTTGAATTAATTAAATCGGTCATAAATAAAGAATAATTTGATGACTGAATGTCTAAATTATACCCATCAGATGTTTCCCATACGAAATTTTCATATACAAATTCAATACCAGTTGCACCTTCTGTTGGAATTTTGAAACTTGATTTATATTTTGGAACCGTATATCTATCCAATAAAACACTTTGGAAATTATCTAAACTATTGAAAAATTCATCTCTTTTGGTTGAATTTGGTACAATATAAATTGGAGAACCTAAATCAATAAGCTCTGAGATAACCAGTGTTATGGCTGTTGATGTTGAATAATATTCGGTTATTTTTGATATATCAATATCATTTCTCATGATAACAAAATCAGTGTAAGAACTAGATATAACTCTTAAATCATAATTGATTTTTATATTATCATTTGAATAATTAACTAAATCAATATTGAATGGGTTTGTTATACCACTTATTGGTATTGTTATGCTATGGTTGTTTATAATTGCTTGAGATAAATCATTAATATACAATGCTGCTGGGAAATTATTTATTATTCCATTAACAGATGCTTTAAGCATGGCATTTGACGACCCAAAATAACAATAATCACTAAAATCAGAGTATGATTTGTTTAATTTAACATATTTTTGTGATTTTACAGCTGATTTTGTTTGTGAGTTATCAACACTAATAAAATCACTGTCAGATACATTTATGTCTGAAAGTGTATATGATTTTACACCCCAACCGTCAGTGTTATACGATTTGCTATCGTCTGGTGATGAATTCACTATAAAAGTAAACCCACCGTCAGTTGTTATTGTCATATTACCATTAACAGTATTATATCCTGGGCTGGTAGTTGGTAGGTCATTTTCGTAAATGTAACCTACTTTTGTCGCACTAGGGTTTGACTTTAATATGTAATTGCTATGTGATTTTGTATATTTTTTTGCCATGTCAGTTAAACTTGTGATACAATAGTGTTATAGTCTTGAGCTATAATTGTTGTTTGATTTTCTCTTATTTCATATATTGGTGCTCCAGTTGCAGATTCTTTAATTATATAATGTTCCACTTGATTAACAATGTTGTTATTGTTGTCATAGGTCGTAACTAATCCATTGTCTAGAGTTCTTATTTGGTTACCGTTTATAGATACGAATAAAGATTCTATGTCATTGTTTGTCATTTCTATTTCAATCATTTCTGGGTTGAAAAAGGTATTTGTCAATGTTATGCTGTCTTGTGGACTACCAATGAACGGTAATGAAAGAGGCTTTGCGTTTGATGATGATGACGGTGTTACGGTTAAAAACATTAAATTTGAATTATCGTTAAACCTATAACTTGTGGTTCCGTTTGTGTTTTGATTTGTTGGTTCACATTTATTATTTGATGTTATTATTCTAAATAAATTAGGCTTTCTAATTCCTTGCGAATCATAATATTCAATTCTATATCCAGTCAGCCCGTCATTATCTAAAGTTAATCCAGCAATTTGAGAAGTGTTTAAAACTATACCTCTTATGTCGGGAAATGTAGATAAAACACCAATATCTTGTATTGTTGCTTGTATTTGTTTTGGTCTTATATAAATGTTATATATTCCAATTTTATTAAAAACATCCAATGGAAGCTTTAATTGATATAAACCACTTATTTGATTTTTACCATCAGATTCAGCTGTTAAATATTTAGCTGTTTCTACAATTGTAAAACCACTAACGCTTTGAACTGTCCTGTCTTGTCTATATGACAACCAAACTTCTGCGTGGTCCCCAGGCACAAAATCCGCACCTTTATTTATACCGTAAATACCCTGACTCATTTTATTTTGTATTAATTTTCTTTTATTTTAAAATAACCATTCCCATAACTTTCCAAATCATCTAGCGATTTAATGTCGCCTAATTTAATATGTCTATCAAACGATGAGTTGTTACCTCTGTCAATAAATACATCTATATTTATTTTTGGTTCATTAATTACCCCAATTAAATAATCTAATTTTATTTTTGGAGCTTCAATTGAATTATAATTTGTTAACCCATATGATTGATAAGAAATTTTAGATTTAGAACTATCAATATCCGAATAATTAATTGTAGTGCTTGTATTTCCTGATACATATGTTTTATAATCATATAAATTTTGTTTATTTAGCCCATCTACCTTTTCTCTTTCATCTGTTATGACCCTAACCATTCCATTTGGGTCAACAATCACCTGTGAAAACTGCGTATTCCATGTTGGGTTGTATAAATCAGAATCAGAATCTGTTTTACCATAACGCCTGAACTGATTTATCTTTGTTTCACCTGTGAAAGTAACAGTATGACCGCTTGTTTGATTTTCAGGAGTTGGTTTCCAATATAATATATTAAATAAAGCACCACTAGTGTGACCAGAAATACATGAATAACTATTATCATTATATATTACAGTATTTCCAATAATATAAATAGTTTTGGAAATCCAATTGCTTATTGCTGGAGTGTAAAACCCAATATCGTCAATAGTACTTGTCAATAATATTGGAATTGAAGCAATATAAGCACTTGAATTTGTTTGACCAGTATAGTACTCAATATTCATATCTGTAGTAATACCACGAATTGAACCCCAAGTGTTTCCAGTCAATGAAAAATCCTGGTAATCTTTAATACATATTGTTTTCTTTATCATTTTACACTACTTTTGCTTGATATAAATCTATATTTATTGTGTTCTTAATATTTACATCATTAGGGTTGTTATACACCACTGAGTTTTTATTAGTGAAATAATAAATATGCCTATTTAATGAGGTATTAAATACACAATTAACCTCAAAAAATAAATTATTGTATAACTCTGTCATTGTATATCCACTATTATTGTTTGGTTTACCTTGTGTGAATAAAGTTGACCTTCCATTTAAAGCGCTATTGAAATCGACTCTCATATAAATAGTCTTATTTGATGTTTTTGAAAGGTCACCGTTAAACAAATATAGATTAAAACCCTCAAATGATTTAATTTTAGAACTTAATTTTGGGTTTTGTACAAAAAAAGTAGTGTTTAAGTTATCCATTTGTAAATTATCTTTTATATATTCAGAATATAAATCACTAGAGTCTATAAATATAGTTGAAAAAAATAGCAAATTTTGAGTTTTTAAATCTTTTGAGTCAAAAAAAGATAGTCGAATAAATGTTTTATCTAATCGTTGTCTTCTTGATTTGACATCATCTTCAGTGAACCCAATATCTTGTATATTTGTCGAATTAGCATCCCACCCAGAAGAATTTGTAAAGTGTAAATTAAACGTTAAAGAATCAATCAAATTAGTTTGAGTTGAATCCATAGGAGTTAATTTTATTTTTTCGAAATCTATTATTGGGTTTATAATATCAGTAGAAGACAAATCAAAATTTCTTTCAACATCCTCATATTGTTTTGTTTTTGGCGAAAAGTTACTTGATAATGGTATGTTTACATATCCATTAGAAACCGATGATTTGTTTATTTTAATTTTATTTGTTAACATATTGTATTTGGACCATTAACTGTATTATTGATTAATTTTTCTTCGATACTATTTCCAAATAAATCAGTTGGAAATGTGTTATTCCTTAATCCGTAATCACCAAAAGGGTCTTGCCTTTTAAGGTAAAAATTAATTAGTTTTGTTGAATACAACCTACCATTTGTGAATGTATTTTCACTTGTGAGAATTGATTCATCATCAAAAACACCTTCTTTTAATACATTTCTCCATAAACAATTCCCATTTTGCATGTCTTGAGCAAATAAAGGAATATCTAATCCAGAATATTTTCTAATGGTGTAATTATTAATTGTTAGTAAATTTATACTAGTAAAAAAAGTTTTTTCATATGGAAATATAATTGAATTTTTTAAATTTGAACTGACGGTTATCCTTGCATTAATATACGAATTATCACTATTTTTAGTTATTCTTATTGTGTCAAAATTTGTCAAGCCAGTTGTTGAATTCAATTTTAAAATTAAAGATTTAATAGAACTATCCGCACTTCCAGATAATTTAACAACTGTATTGTTGTATGTTATTCCAGAAATGAAATCTTCACAATTAACAAGTTCAGGTATTTCGCCTTGAGATATAACCCTTGAGTAATTCTTTAATTGTATAGAATAATGTGGCTTGTAATAATAGCCCTCTTTAAACTCTGTCATTGATACACTTGTAACGTCAAATAATCCAGTTGTTTCATTTAAAGTGTGATATTGAAATACATTCCCAGAAGTTTCTCTTTGTATCGTGTTAAATCTATGGTAGATGTCGTCTAGTTTTGTTTCCTTTACCGTTGAGTCGTTATATTCAACTATATCACCTAAGAAAATATTTGACAGTTTAACTCCACCATTAAACAGTGTGGACCCAGTTGTTGTTATATTGACTTCTAAAGGACTTTCGGTTGTAGTGACATTATTTATCATTCTGACATTTGTATAGCCAGTAACACCAGGCAAAGAGTCAATTCCAGACGTTATTCGTGTGAATATGTTTGCTGGCTCATTATTTCCATCAATTATATTCTTTTTAATCACAGTTAGGAATATTTCACTCAAAGGTCTACCTAAATTGTCTTTCAGTAAGTTTACATCAACATCATCTAAATATTGTATTTGGTACATTCCATCGTTATATATATTCCTAGAAAATCCAGGTTGATACGCTTCGTTTACAAACGAAGTTTTACCAGTTAATAATTTAACATCAATATTATCTTCAGTTATTTTTTCTGTATCATCAATGAAATTAGGTATTTTTCTAAATTTCCTAATGTAATATTTTGAATCTACCCTGTTTATAACTTTAACAACCCTATTACTTTTCATGTTTAGTATTGATAACAAGTCACTATATTTACTTGTGTCAATTAAAAATTGATAATCTTGGTTATTTTTATTTATATCTCCAATATCGTAAATTAAATATGTTTTATCTGAATTTAAATCGTTTCTTTTTATCTTTATAACATCTCCGCTTTTCAACCCATGTTTATAAACACTTGTAATTGATAAATATACTATATTATCATATGTTACTAGTGAACTATCTGAAATTGGTATACCATTTATTCCATTTGTACTGGTAACTAATATGTTGTTATAATAACTTTCAAAAGGATATGTTAGGTCGTAAGACCAATTATCATTTAGACTTCCATTAACATATATTGGTTTAAATAAAAAGTAATCTCTTGTTGGAAATAAATCTATTTTTTCACAAGGCTTCCTTTTTGAAAACATTTTATTGTTATTTATTTTTGTTTTGTTTTGTAATGTTAGCCACCCGTTATCCTCTGATAAATTATTGTAAACTGCCTGTGGCATTGATGATAACCCGTATAAACTTGAACCAGTAAAATCACTTAATGTGTTTCCTGTTTTAAAACTATCAAATCTCATGAAGTTATTATCAAAAATGTCATACCCAACTCTATAGTTATAAACTGAATCGTTTATTGTTTGAATAGCATTCAGCCTATTTGAATTAGTTAGAATTGTATTATCACTTACATTTCTTATTTCAGTTAATTTATTACCCAATATGTTTGTCATTATTGGATTTAAAGTTAAATTTAATCTATATTTAGTTGCTGAATTCCTCTCATCATCAAAGACTTTATATGCGTTAACTATACTCTCAATATCTGAAACAGGTATAACCATTGAACTTCTTTCGAAACCCAATGGTTGATAGAAGTCTGCGTCAATTGACTTTTTATTCTTTTTGCTATTTAATTGTTGTTTAATATCCATATTTATAATTGTTAATATTTTCTAATAGCAAAAAGAGGAAAAGGTGTATTTATATTTCCAGAGGAAATAGGTGAATAACTAACAGTACCATTAGCATTCTTAATATATAAATTATATGTTTCTGACCCAATGTTTTTAAAAATATAACTACCTTGATTTAGATTTATCGCTGAATCTATTAGTGCCATATAGCTATAGGTTGGGTATTCCCAGTCGTTGTGATGTAAAACTGTACCATGTCCTGGACCTGGGGTTGGAAATGTACCTTCATATGTATTGAATGCACTTGTCTTCCCGTTGTTATTTGACCAATCATTATTCATTTCAGTTAGCGTAGCTGTTCTCTCGGTGTCTATACACATCCACCCAAGATTGCCCGTGTTTTTATCGGTTATAACAAAGCCTTCATCTAAAGGTTGCCCAACTCTTGATATCGTTTTTTTTGAAATTGCATTTCCATAACCAATTAACCCTTGTTTGTTCTTTGCAATTGCCTTATAATCAATTGTACTATTAAAATCAATTGGAACTATTAAATTGTCACCATAATCAGGATATTGAAAAATCTGACCATCAGAAATTGGACTTGATAAATTTGCACCGTAATATGGTAAATTATTAACCGAAAACCCTAAATTTAAAACTTTAGATGTTGGTTGTGTAATCACTGTTCCGTTTACTGTGGGTGTATATCCAGTTATATCATTATTAATATTATAAAGTTCAGTAAAATCTACACTGTCAGTTGATAATGTTGGTTTTTCATAACTTATAACAAAAGTATTTTGTTTAGAATTATTTGGACATCCATATTCGGTAATATAATAATAAATTCTTTTTCCAGCTAGACCAGTAAGACCACTTAAATCAATAGAATTTCCCGTAAAAGAACCTTCAAATAAATTAATATTCGGATTTACTTGGTCAACTCCATAATATGAATACATATTTAAATTTGAATTTCCATTTGTGATACCCCTTATAGATATAGAAACCCCGTTATCTGATAGAGATATTGTTGGCTCTTGTGGTGTATCTATTCCTGTGTTTTTTATTACTGTAATAACTTTAGATACTGAATTTCCATTTCCATCTAATATTTTAATCGTGTAATCACCAACAGTTAGCCCTGTTATATCAACAGTTGAATAACTATTATTGTAAGACCCACCAAACTGTACGTTATTTACGAATATTGTAAATGGATAAACAAAATTCTTATTGTCTAATGTTAACCTTACTATTCCACCATTTATTTTTGACATAATGTATTTTTTATTTATTTGTTTATTTTATTAAGAACAGAAACCAGCGTTTTCTTTAATTTCAAGAGTTGCAGTAAAGCTTGGTAGTTTAAAAATTATTTGATTTCCATATCCAGTACCAAACCCATTGGTTGCAAATGCCCTAACATAATAGGTTGTGTCTTTAGCTATACTAGTTATTAACGTAGCGTATGAAGTACCAGTTAAACCCGCACTGTTATCCATCGTATTAGAATTAGATATTGTTGGGTTTGGATTTGTACTCCAACAAACACCTCTATTTATAATCGTACTCCCACCCATATCAGTTATATTACCACCACTGTATGCTAGATTTACTGTGTCAGTAGTTGATGTTTTATTTATAGGAACTGTCGATAGAATTGGCATTGATAGAGTCTTAAAAGTTTTTTGATTTCCGTATGTAGTTTTAATGTCATTTCTAGCGTATGCCCTAACGTAATAAGTTGTTCCCGTAATTAATCCTGTTATTGAACTTGTAAAACTACCATTGCTAAAGCCATCAAACGTTTTTGTTGATAAGTCAAATGTCGGATTTGGGCTTGTAGACCAGCAAACACCACGGTCACTAACACCTTCTCCGCATCCACTTGATATTACGCCACCTGAGGTAGCTGTATAGCCTAATATTGATGTTACTACGTTAGTGGTAACGCTTTGAGGTGTACAGTCAACACAAAGACCATCATCTGCTATTGTCGTTAAATTAAATAGATTTTTATTACCAGTATCTACTCCTGAACATGGGACGAAATATTGAGTGTTAAAACTATCTAAGGCTGTAAAACCTGGTTTTATCCCAAAATAAAAATAGAATGAGTTTTCAAATTTAGGAAAACTATAATCATTGCCAGAATTAAAATTATAATATAAGGTTAAATCTGGAATTGATTTGTATCTTGAACCAAATCTAAATTTATTATAATCTACTGAATTTATATCGTTTGATTTTCCAGGATATTCAGATGTATCACCTATACTGGCGTTTCTAAGTCTACCATCAAAACCGTCTGGATAATTATACTCAAAATTATATTTTTTTTGACCATTAACATTGATGGTTTTTAATCCATTAATATTTAAAGTTGAAAACATAGACCTTGCATCACTATCTGAAAGTTCTTCGTTTGAAATGAACCCGTCAACATCTATTTTTGTACCGTTATTATCATATGTTTCATCAAAATCAACACCTAACTCACATAGTCTACTTGCGTTTATACATGTCTTAGTATATGTGTCGCTACTCATACATCCTATACCAACAAAAAGACCATTTTTATAATTTGGTTTTCCAGTTAATGAGGTCCCCCAATCAATCCCAGATATTTCAATAATATCACTCGTGGTTCCAGTTGAGACCCAAGTATTACCTGTTATAGGGACAACTCTCTGATATAATGAAATGTTAGTTACAACTGAATAAGTTTC